TCGGCCCCATGGAGGCCGCAAGAAAACTGAGCGAGGCTCTTTCCGGTTTGGCCGATGGGGATTTGCGGTTTATTAAGATTGCTGAAGAGCTTGGTGGTTTCCGCCAGATTGGTAAGGTCATCCCCCTTTTGCAGCAATTTGAAACTGCACAACTAGCCTATAATGCCGCACGCGAGGGTGGTAATTCTCTTGAGAAAGATGCCGCAACGGCTCAACAGGCTCTGTCTGTTCAGATCACCAAGGTGCGAGAAGAATTTCAAGGACTGGTTCGTTCGCTTACAGATAGCAGTTCCTTCCAGTTGTTTGTTAGAACTTCTCTAGAGCTTGCCAGTGCCCTCATCAAGGTGGGTGAAGCTTTAACTCCCCTTATTCCTCTAATGGCGGCGTTTGGTAGTATCAGTCTCATAAAGGGGATGGGCGGATTTTTAGCTGGTGCCGGTGCTGGCCTTCGTGGTAAAAATCAGGGTGGTAGAATACACGGCTTTGCTAGAGGCGGTCTAGTTCCTGGAACTGGCAATAGAGATACCGTTCCGGCTATGCTTTCGCCGGGAGAGTTTGTTATTCGTCAGAGTAGTGTTCAGAAGATGGGTGCTGCTAGCCTTGAGGGTATGAACAATAACAAGTATGCTTTTGGTGGTAGGGTTGGAATTTTATCTCTGCAAGGCGATGGTGGACTTGGACCAACTAGAAAATTGGGAGATGTCACGAGGAAAGAGGTTGAATTAGTTCTTTCTAAAAGTAACCAGATTGGTGACAAAACAACAACAGGTAATTATTCTAGTAACCCAGATGACACGGGATCAGTTTTCAAGACGGCCACGACAAAAGCCGAAGGGGTAGTCTACAATCAATCAGACCCAAGGATCGCACGGCTTAGTGCAAAAATAATTGACAAACATCTAGGCGGTAAAAGTAAAAAGCGTACTATGGCTTACGGGTTTCCACTTAACGCTTTAGCAAGTACTAAAAACCCCCCTCCCCTCGCCGACAAAGCTAGTGAGGTTATATCAGGCAGTTTAATTAAAGGTGTCGATGGTATAGCTAGTACGGTCGGGAAAGTGTTTAAAAACAAAATTACAGCCAAACCGGCTAAACAGGAAACGTTAGATGCTGTTGGGATTAAAGATATTGGCGGTAAGTTATATGAAGCTGCTATGACTTTATACGGTGCGGGTGGTAATAAAAGTAAGTCTGGTGACGACTTTGATTACGGTGGCGGTATTGGTGAAAAACTAGCCAACCAATTAGGGTCTGGCACAAAAAAGGGTAGAATCCTTAAGAGGCTAGAATCTATACCGACCGACGCAAAAAGAATACTATACGAAGGGAAAAGCGGGCTGATGTCCGCTATAGATAAAAAAGCGGTAAACATGGTTGCTGGATTGGTTTCAGATGACCCGATGTGGCAACAGATGAAAAAAAGTATTCGTACCATCAATCCGAAACGTTCTGCTCAAGCGAAAGCGAGAAAAGCCGCAGGCGGTGGTATCGGTGGAACTGACAATGTTCCCGCCCTTCTAACTCCGGGTGAGTTTGTTGTCAACAGGGGTGCCGCCCAGAGTATCGGATACGGAAATCTTAATCGTATGAATCGAAGTGGGGCTACTCGATTCGCCAAGGGCGGAACGGTTGGTGTTCAAAAGTTCGCAGAGGGTGGAGGCGTATTAGGTGGCGGTCTTGGTGGCAGCTTCACCGCCCTAGCAATCGCACTTCCCGCCTTTAACGCTGCGATAGACAAGTTTGGCGATAAAAGTTTAGAAGCCTCAGATGGCATGGCTAGGTTTACAATCGGGACAGAACAGTTTCTAAAGGCGGCTACACAAATCGTCGTTGGCTTCATGATCTTTAAGGCAGTGGGGCCGGGGCTGAGAAATCTTGGCCAATCTCTGGATAATTGGTCTAAGGGTAAGGGTAAAAAAGAGACAGATACTACCGCCGTAAAGGGTGGCGAAAGAATCCTAGCCCACGAAATGGCAGCTGACTTGATGCAGATGCAGGCGACAAAAGAGGCTGGAGTCGGCGGTGCTACGGCTGGCGAGATAAGCCAAGCTACATTCAGTGTTGGGTCAGCGGTAATTAATGTTCAGTCAATACAGGAAGCTGCCGGTGCTAATGTTCGTGAGTTTGATTCGTTAGAAGGACAAGGTATAGTCCCCCATGGCCCCGCTGGTGGATCAGCCGCAGACGCAAAGGTGGCTTTAGATCAACGAAGAGCCATGATGGCTGAAAGGGATCAGTTAAAAGCTGGTCCAGATGGCAATGTTGTTCGCGGTGCGAGGGACAGGGCACAGAACCTCGAATCGACACAGCACGGTCTTAGAACTCAGAAGGGTATGGCTGAAGGCCGACTACAGAAAGCAAGAGAACAGGCGAGACGCGGAGATCCAAAAGCCGCCGGAAAAATAGCAGCAGAAGAAAGTAGACTTGGAGAGCTTAACGATAAAATAAAAGAGAATAATGCTGAAGTTCAAGCAGCTAAAGCTGCATACGAATCAATTAATGCAGAAGTTGCAACCAACAAGGATAGAATACGTGAGCTTGACGCTCAAATAGATCTTTCCACCACCTCAATACGGGAGAGTGGAGAGGCAAGAAAGCGTGAAAGAGACGCAGTAAAGGCGTCGGAGGCAGAGAGAAAGGCAGCAGCCAAGAAAGCGAGAGCGGACGCCAAAAAGAATGTGGGGTACATTGAAAAACAATTCAGGGCGATGAGCATTCAAGCAAAAAAAGCTGGCCTTAGAGTGAAGAAGTTTGGGCAGGACTCGAAGAAGTATGTCTCAGTTCGACTAAGAGCCGCCAGCATCCAGATGAAAAGATTTGGGCTTCGCTTGAAAAGCTTGGATAGAGTAAAAAAAGTTTCCAACTATTTGAGAGGCATGGGGATCAACGCAAAAAGACTCGGACTAAGATTAAAGCCGGTGGCCCGGCAATTTAGTTTTATTACAAAACCGGCGAAGATGGCTGGACAGGCAATCAAGAGTCTTGGCCAGCGTATACGAAGCCTAGGCAAGTCCGCCGGTGGAGCCATGAAACGCGGAGTGGGAGCTGTCGGAAGAGGTATGTCAAAAGCTGCGGGAGTTGGTGCCGCAGTGGGCATGGCAGTAAACACCATAGCCGCCATCGGGTCTGCCGTCACCAGTGCGTTGTCTCAGTTTGCCGCCAGAGAAAAAGATCAGGCTATAAAATCAGAAAATGTTAGTGGTGCAAGTTCGGCAGCCGGTAGGCAGTCAACGATGGACAGTATAGGAGAGGTATTCACTTTGGGTGGGTATATTGAGGCTGCAAAGATGGCCTTCTCTTCTGATGAGGACAATTTCGTAAGCAGAAGGGCTGAAAGAAAGCAGTTTGCCGAAGCCGAAACCGCCACATCTACTACCTTATCAGCAAATCAAAGAGCGGTGGAAGATATTACCAAAGAGGGCGGTGACAGATTCCGACGGGGAGATGGTAGCTTAGATATGCGTGCGGCAGGCGATTTTCTTGGTACCAATGTGCAAAAAGCAAGATCGGAAATTGGAGATGTTAAAGATCCAGTACAAAGGGCCAAATTAGAAGCACAGCTAGACGCACAAAATAGAGCAAGCATTACAACGCTTGCCGCCAAAGCAGATACCGAAGAAGAAGCTATTAACATGGCTAGAAAATTAGCTGGCCATAATAACCTGCTTCGAGAGAAATACATCGCCCTAGCAAGGTCCACCATCGCCCTTACAATAGCACAGAAGGAGCTGACTAAAGCTAACTTTGATTCGTTAAAAATTACTTCGGCGTTCTCGGGTGCTAAGACTGCTGTGGATGGTTTCATTGCTGGGTTAACGACTGGTTCTTCTGAGCTTGGTGGCTTTATAGGTCAGTTAGAAACTGCACAAAAGACAATTGGTGTTGATGCTACAGATGCTATTAATCAAATGGAAGAAAGCTTACTCGCTTCTGCCGATGCGGCTGGAGCTGGTCCGGGACTTAAATCGGCACTCAGTGGTCAAGCTGGTGTTGCCAGAGCTGCCAATCAGTTCCAGCAGAACATAGGCGGTAAGATTTCAGAGGGGGACTTTAGCAAGGGTGATCCTGAGAAAGCTAAACAGAAGATAATGACGAAGTTGATGGAAGCTATCCCAGATGATACTAGCAATGAAGCCAAAGCTCAAATGAGGAAGGTCATTACGGCTAGGGTGGGGGCTATAGAGGACGTTGGTCAGTTTGATATATCCGAGTTACTGGCAAATATCTCTGGGGATGCTAGCAAACTAGGAAAAGGTTTTCTTGAAGCTGCTAAGTTGCAGGACGGTCACAATAATCAGATGACCAAGCTGTATCAACAGCGAGAACAACTAGAGTTTGCGGCGGCACAAGCGTTAAACAAAGCTATTAACACACAGCTAGAAGCAGCCAAGATATTTGAAGACTTCGGCGGAAAAGCGTTGACGACCGAACAAAAGACTGATGCTAGGGTGGCTCAGTTTAACAATGTTGGAAAAATGGCGGGCGTTAACCTCTCCGGAGGTGGTGCTGGCGACATTCGCCGTGCCGGAGAACAACTAAATGATATAGTCACCAACCAGAATAGAAATTTCCAAACAGATGTTATGACGAGAGGTGGAGGTGCAGGTGGAGCAGCTGGCCTGTTTGCCGGTGCTCAAGGCGTACAAGACGATAGACGGGAGGAGGCCACACGTGCCAACGAATCCCTTATACAGTTTACAAAACAACGCATTACGCTGCTCAAAGAAGAATTATCGATAGTACAGAAAAAGAATGCCGCAGAAAAGAGTTCATTAGACAAGTTGCTGGCTGGAGACATAGAAGGGTTTATATCTGGCCAAGCTGCTGCCGGTGCTGGTGCTGCATTAAGGACCGGAGACGCTGGGCTTGCTGGACTATTTGGTTCTAGTGCGTTAGGTGCAGGGTTTAAAGGCCTTAAGGGACAGGGCTTGTCAGACACAGAGATGCAAAGAGCCGCTGGACTAAGTTTGGGTTCCGTAGGAATTAACGATACACGGTCTGCACAACTGCTGGCAGGAAGCACAACCGAAGAAGAAGCGATTAAAGCAGAGGGCAGGGAGCTATCTGGCGTCATGGGGGATCTAGCACAGCAACAAGCACAATTTGCAGAAGCCAAGATAGAAATTAATGAAGCCGTTATCAATGCGGCCAACTTAACTTTCAATCGAGAACTAAAAGAAATCTCCGATAGAAATCAAGGCTTGGCTCGTGGAGGAATGGTTTACGCTAGTCGTGGAATGTTTGTATCTAGGGGGACAGACACCGTTCCCGCCATGTTGACACCGGGCGAGTTTGTTGTAAACAGATCTGCTGTACAAAGAGGAAACAACATTCAAATACTCAGGGCCATGAACGGCAGAGGGGATGCAGGTGCTCCCGGTGCTGCTATGAGTGGAGGCGGGGTTGTTAGGTATTATCAAAATGGTGACTTGGTGTCAGATGGTGGTGCGGGTGCATTGTCCAGTGTCATACCCAACTTACAAGCCGTCTTCTCAGACTTTGCAGCCACGGTAGACAAGCTGGTTCAGACTAAGTTTCACGTTTCACTTGATCCAACAAACGTTAATGTTAACTTTAACGGTGCCTCCTTCCTAGAGACGATGAAGGAAGATATTAAAAAGGAACTGCTAGACGAGGTTGGCGAACAAATTAAGAAATCCAAGCCAAACACCTCTGGAGATCTCAAAACTGGAACTACAGTACTAGGAAATTAGGATGTCACAACAGTTTCTAAAAAACTTAGAATGTTTTTGCGTAAGGGGTATTGACACAACTTGCCCAGCGGGCGGGTTTGTTGACTCGAATATGACGGTAGAGGGTGCATCCCTAGTTGCCGACATAACGAGCGTAACTTCTAGCATATCGTCCCCCGCCGAAAAGCTTTCATGCACCTCCACCAACGCCTCCGTTGTTGGCGATGGTCCCTACTATGATGTTACCCTTGGTAACCCAACCGAGAATATACCCGATGCCTGTGATTTTATCGAGGAGGGCTGGAGACTAATAGTTTCTAGGGAGAATATACTAGGCACTCAGCATGCGTATTATGAAATACAAAGAAAAAACCCTGACGGCTCCTTTCGAGTTTTTGGTTTTGATAAATTTATTTTAGAAAACGGCACAACCTTCAGGGCTGAAGGTACTGGCTTAATTACACTCCCAAACGCCATTGTGGCGAAAACCGTTGACCAGTTATTAGAGGCTACCTCTGAGATAAACTCAACGTTAAGTGCCTTTATCTCTTTCAAGCCTGACGAGCAGCTCCTAGAGAAGGACACTAAGCACAAGTTTAAATTTTCGGGTTCTGCCACTAAGGTTGATGATGAAACCCTCAAAGTAGTTCCCACCGACTGGTTCGCTGGAAATGATCAGAACTATGTATATGATATCATTAGAAGGAACGATAAAGATGCCACGGTAACTCTCTATAGCGTTGTTACCGTTATAGGAGAACCTTTACGAACAACAATTGTATTCTCTGGTCGTTTTGATGACTTTGCCGAGGGGTCGGGATTCACCCTGAAGGGTATCCCTATTCCAACTGAAGATATCCTGAGTGAGCTTCCCAGCTCACCCTCGCTGTACTATTTCTCCATCTCGATAAACGATCAGTTTGCAAATATAGTTATGAATGAGGGCGACATACTGCCCGACCTCACAGCTGAGTATTCTGCTGGAGAACACTTTACATTTAATTCAACTCTAGACCCCACCTACACAGATAAGGTTGCTGGGGACTTTGGGCTGTTTGAATGTGAGCAGAAACTATTTCCCTCTGCTGACCGAGCTATTGACGCCGGTTTTGGGGAGTTTACCGGACCAATAAAAGAAACAAGCGATTTGTTTGCCCTAATAGATGAGGGTGTTTTTGATGGTAGGATGCAGGACGGGGGGACTTCCTCTACGCTAAGTGACAACAAAGACTCCTTTATAACTCCTGACACTATTCACACAGAGGGGCTTTTCCAGTATAAGTGCGATCTAACTAATTTTACTGTACGCCCAGATCACACCCGCCTGCACATGCGTATCGCGGCCCCACTTGAAAACTATGAATCAAGAATCGCCCCACTATACACGGTTTACAACATTAGATTTGTTGACCCCCTCGGAAACCTAATAATTAAATATAAAGATTTCAGTCTTCGCGGGGACGCTTTAGATAGAAACGATAATTTTTCCACGTATTCTACATCTGCTGAAACCAATTTATTTGCAGATTATTATGATTGGAACAGGCCGGAGACGGCCAATCTCTACGAGGAGACTGGGTACTCTCTTTCTTTTAGCGTCAGGGCCGTAGCCCTAGATGATGCATTCGACCAAGGTTTTGACGAGGGGTTTGAAGAGGACTTTATCCTACCGGAGATTATTGTTGATGAGGATGGTAATAATTATTTAGCACTTGATGGAGCACCGCTAAGTACTCAAGAAACCAGATTTATAAACCCCACTGACGGCTTTAGGGTCTCTGCCATAGAAATATGTAACAGCGGTGGTATCGGAATAAGACAAGAGCATCATCTACCTATTCACATCGAGATACCCACTAAGGGCAACAGGGTGGAGCAGGATCTTCTTCCATCCTTTATGCCTCTCTCTAATTTTGATTCTTCCCTGTGGCCTGCTGTCAGCAGTGTTTGGAGTTGGTCTCCAGATTCTACAGTTAAAAATATCAATAAGTGTAATGCCGAAAAGTTACTTGAAACTCTTAGACAGAATTCTGAAGGCAGTTTCATTACCTTAGACTCTGCCGAAGGCGGAATGGTGGCAGACTCCGGCAAGCTTACCCTTAAGTTTTCTAATAATCGTACGACCGATGTCAAAGATATTAGCAAGGGTGCATTCAACATCGCGTTTGATCAGGGCACCAAACATACTTGGTGGAAGCCGAGCGGTGCATTTAATGTAGAGAATTCCGTAAACACCAACGTACAAGACGTAAACTTCTTTAGTGTTGATACGCTCACCCTGAAGGTTCTTGCCAAAAAGGCCGTAGACTCAAGAGACTACTTATTAGACGTTGTAGGATATAGTGACGATAAACTTCTCAACAGAACGTCTGCCTCGGGAGGGTTTATTCAAGACCCATCTGGCGTTCATCTCAACGACCTCATCATTACGCAAGAGGGGCAATACCCAGTAATCTCAGGCTTTGAAGGAAACTCAGATCAGTTGGCATTGGGTGGCAGGGCTCTTTCTGAGAAAGAAGACTTTTTTACATCCAGTGGTAACGATCATTACAAGCGACTTCAGTACCCGTGGGTGACGGGGACCGACTTTGAACTCTACGAAGTCCCCCTCAAGATTAATCCTGATGTTGACAAGCTAGGATTTCCAAAAGACTATACTCTAAGCTCGCTATTAGAGCATGTGTACTTAGATATATTTCCGATTCCTAGCGGTGCTTCTATTGCACACATTGCCCTAAGCGTCAGATACAAGCCGCAGGATGGCTTGAACATGTCCACATATGGTGGACGGCTAGCTCGTGCCCAAGATGGGAGAAGAGATGGTGCGTTATTCCCAGCGGCCATGGGTGCTATTGACAACATACTTAATGCTGGCTCAGGATATGGTCCACTTTCTGAGATAAGAGATATACCACATGCCTATGGAACGCCAGAGACAATAAAAACAAACTACGCCAGAAGATGGCGTGGCTCTGAAGGTACCGTGCGTGGACCGTACGACCCAGATTCGTTTGGTTTTGGTTTTGAGAATCCAACCATCGACTTCCCATTTCTTTCTGGGTACTTTAAGTTCGACAACATTAAAACGGGGTATGTTCAGTCTTCAGATTTAGGCCCGACAGATGTCACAAACGCCCTTGGAACATTAAGTGGCCTGATGGTCGGCTCCCCAGAAATATACCAGAACGTTGGCTGGAGATTTGCTAGCGGCACCCTGTTTGAGTCACAATTGCCACTGTTTAGTGGGAACTATACCTCAACCGATTGGACAGCCCTCTCTAGGGGTTCTCAGACTTTTGTTGGCAACCCGATGTATGGCAAGATAGCAGATGCATTTGACAGAGTTGTCAGATTGTCTGGTAATGCTGACTACATAAACTTTGGCAACATTGATACAACCAGTGGTTTTTCTATCTTTACAAGGTTTACTCCAGACGCAAACGTCTCAGGACAGACTCACAACCTGTTTAATAGTGGTGTCCTATTTTCTAAATGGAGTACCCCCTCTGAATTAGACTTCGCACTAGGCTATAAGGATGGATTTCTCTGTGCCTACGCTACAAATGATTTAGACGATTCTATAGTTGAAATCATTGATGATATACCATATAGTGATTATGTCTACCCATTAAATGTTCTTTTGACGTATAACGATAATCAGAGCAGTGGTTTGAAGCTGTATATAGATGGTGAAAATCGCTTTGATGATTATGAAGCCGAAGATTTCGATTCTAGTTACGAAACGCCATACCTGCTTCGTGCTTCTTCCGACAAGTTTTACAAGAAGCCAAGCAATGCGGACCTGACCCTTGGCTGGAGTGCTGGCTCTGGCGTTGGCATGAATATGCTCGTTAGCGAGTTTGGGGTGTCCACTTGGAGTTCTGGTGTAGATACACTGTACGGCTCTGGAACCAATATAGTTGAATCAAATACCGACAGGACGTATAAGCAAGTCACAGCTGAAGATTTCTTCGACAATTTAAGAGTTACATTCTTTGATTCTGGAGTTCCATATGGCAACGATAAGTACCAATTATGGGACAGGGTTAATGAAGACACCTTTACTGACTGGCAAATTGGCGACTTTAAATACTGCGAATTTTCAACAGCCTTTGACCAGTGGCAGAAGCGTCCCAACAAAGAACGTATTGTCTTTGATATAAAACACCATGGATCTGGCTATTCTAGTAGAAATGATTTATCCCTGCCATCCAACGTGGACTCTGGGGTTGCATACCACACTCAGATTGAAAATGATTTCCTTAGATTCCATCTTAGCGATGTGCCCGACCATTTCCATTCGGTAAATAGGAGAATAACCAAAAGCCTGCCTTATGGATACAAGTTCTCGGATCGTGCCTTGGTGGTAGAGAGCGTTATAGAACATCATACCGACAACTCCATCTTTTGGCACCACTGTGATCACGAAGAGGGACCAAGATTAATTGTTAGTTTGTACGGCAAAAAACAAGAACCGTATTGGACTGAGGACGAGCCAAACTGGGGTCTAGTCAACCGCAAGATTCATCACGTGGAACCCTCTAGTTGTGTTATGCGTTTAGATACGACATTCACCTACGGCGACTTAGTTGACACCAGTGAAGACTGGTCCATTTTTCCGCAAGAGCCTAGACATACTGAGTTTACCGAGAAGTACTTCTCCGAAGATGTCAATGACATGTTTGTTCAGTACGACTTGGTGTACCCCTCTGGTCCCGCGTTTGAGTCAAAAATAAACTTACACTCATCCCACGTCAGGATGTCCGACTGCAACGTGGTTTCAAGGGCGAGTTCCGGTTCTGGCAATTTATATACATTTGGGGCATTTCCATCCAGCGGAACGCTCAACCTGTCTACTTATAGCCAGCCATTCGACGACTCAGGTGTCCTTAATTTATACACCAGTGGCCCCATCATGATTGATGTCGATGTCCCCTCTGGGCTGCCTCTCGCAATAAGTGGTGCTTATGTCACAAGAGCTGGGATGATTCTTTATACGCCTGAGTTTAGCAGGGAGGCCTATCTGAATCTTGTCGGCCCATCCGTCGGACACCTCACGCCGTCTTCGGGAAGCGTTAACTTCACGATGCCCGTTACGCACGACAGGATCTCCCTCGGAGACGATTCTGTACTACTTGGCGACGTAGATGGCGATGGCTATCCGGACGACTCTAGACTAAAAGGGCCGTATGTTCCACTGTTCATGCTTAACACTGATGATCCCAAACTCGATGAGTTAAACCTCTTCACGTTTGCTGTGGGTAATGGGTCGGGCATCAGAGGTATGCTCAACCTCGCTGTCCATAACGATCTTCCGAACAGTCACGCAGGGCCTTCAAGTGGTACGATAAACCTTAATGTCATAGGCGTACCAAATTTCAAGACTATTAGGACGAATAAAGATATACCACTGTTTCTTAAGTCGCCTTATCTTTCTAGTGGGACTCTGCCGCTGTCACTTGGTTACAAGAGAGACCCCGTGGAACACAGTGGAGATATGAATCTGTATACTGCTAGCTACCTAGTTGGCTCTAAGGGCTTTGGTTCTGCTTATGGTTTGTGGTATAACAATAGTTTTGGAACTGGTATAGAGCTTGAGGATAACCACCTAGCTAGGGTGCCAGTAGATAATGAAATAAGGGGTGTTGAACTATTTGGGTACGGGTCTTGCACGGGTAACAGTCCTGACAAGGCACTAGATCAGCCATTAACTACTGATGACACGATTTGGAGACCACTAACATGCAACGAGGGCGGAATCTTTAGAGCCACAGCTACATATACTAATTCTGAGTGTTTTGGCTTTAAGCGTGGTGGGATGTCGAAAGATGAATTTGATAACGACGATTTTAATACTCCAGTTATGGGTTATAGCGGAAACTACTACGGAATAAGAAAGTACACCCAACTGTTACCCTCTAGGGCGTACCATACTGAATTAACAATAAAAACAGGATCTACAGAACCTATTAAAGTCCCCAGAAACTTTGAGGAGTGGGAATATGGTATGTGTGGGCCAGCTTGGGATGCTGACGGTTGCTGTACAGAGGACTGCGATCAAAACATTGTATACTCTGGCGTGAAACTGATAGGTGATGATGCCTGCGGAGTGCCGCCTACTGGTGACCTATGTATAGATCCAGAACTACTAGTAAGTTCCGGCAGAAGCATCGGAGACAAGTATGGATACAAAGTAGCTGTCAAGGGCGACCTCATGGCTGTTTCCGCACCGAAGATGACGATTCCCGAGTATGATAAGTACAAGGATGATCCTGGGTTTGTTGATGTTTCGGGTGCAGGTGCTGTATTCTTGTATAGACGTGGTGACGACGTTGCTGGCAAGAAAGCCGGATGGTCTTTGCAGTCAAGCGAACCACTGATGCTACCCGTCGGGTTCAGAAAGGACTATGTAGAGAGAACGGTTGAAAACCTCCTGAAATTTGAGGTACCTGATGGTGACGACCTTGTCATAGACGGTTCTAAGTGGCAAATTGGTCAAGAGGGTAGGGAGTTTGGTTCCTCTTTAGACATATCCGCTAGTGGCGACAGAGAGGTCGTGGTGGTGGGTGCTCCGAGAGCCAAGTGGGAAAGGGAGTTTGTAGATCCTACTACATCCGGCATCCCCTGTGGAACCATGGTGGTTGCCGACCTGTTTGACTATTCTGAGAAGGCTATTGCTAATATATCGAGTACGGCCAAGAGGTTTGATATCTTATGGAAGTATTTCTCCGCACCTTGGTATGGGAACTGTGATCTTGGATGTTGGCCTCAAGACGATCCAGATCCTGAAGTAGCCGTACAGTTCTTCCCTCATATTGAGATGAAAACTATAGTGATACAACCCATAGCATCGTATAAAAACCGTACAGAAATTCCGAAGGATAACGACTGGTTCGTTCATAAATATATTGATAGGTTAGATGATCGGAAACTTGTTATTCAAGAGGGTGCGAATGAGCTGAACAACGGCGTAGAAGATGCAGATAGGGAAGCTGAATTTCACAAAGCAGGACTACCTATTGTATTTAACGATATGGTGTCCGGCGTGAAGGCGGCGTTTGTTGAAGCCTTCCCACACGACACTAGTCTGATATATCAGGGAACTCCGGCCATCTTTGGTATGTTCAAGGAAGACTCTGGGTCTACGGCTAATGCCCTAAAGTATACAGACGATAACAATGTCGTACACTCCCTCTATGATGAATTTAAAAAGTTTTATAATGAGTATACGTTCGAGAGTGGTGTTTATGACCAAACCACCAATCTGGCGGCGAGCGGATACTTAAACACAACAACGGGACGATCTGAACATTGGTATAGTACCACCATCAATTTGATACAAGAAACATTTGATACGGGCCACCTTGACAGCACTTTCACCAACGACACCCGAAACAGAGATTTTATCACCAGTGGTGTTGGTCAGATTTGGGGAGACGCCAAGTCGTTTGATGTCTCTCGGTTCCAGATTCCTCCCAACTCTGGGGGTAGGGTCTACGTATTTGAGAAGGAAAGAGACAACTTTAATTGTGTCCAGGTCATATCCTCCTCACACAACTTCACCGACTTTTATATTCCGGATGAAGAATCTAACGAGAACGTCGGACTCCTATCTCACGGAAGAGAGTTTAATGACCGGTTTGGCCATTCTGTTGGAATCAGTAACAATTCTGAAGTCATCTCTGTTGGATCTCCATTTACCAATTCTCCATGCAGGATCTACGAGAGGGACGACCAAGAACACAAGAGGGTTTATGCTTCGTTGTCTGGCTGGCTCGTTAAAAACGAGAAGGATGAGGCACTTGCTTACTTCCATCAAGTGTTCCTTGAGTTTGGAACGCTTAAAGCACAGGAGTCGACCTACGACTTCTTATCTGCCAGCGACAGGTTCCAATTTAGAGTTGATGTTCGGTCTAAACCTTACAAGCTTTCCTTTAAGTATGGATATGGAGACATTAAGTATCAAGGAACTAGACAGTTTATACCCAGTACGTTTGCTCCAACCTCAAGGCTTGGATGGAGTACGGCTGTTAGTGACGAGGGTTCCACAGTCGCATTTGGTGCTCCTACAGATTCGTTCAACGAGTTTGAAGATGCGAATGTATATGGCGACTGCATTGGCGATTCCCCTGAAGCCGGAAACAATTGGGCCTCCTATCAGCATGCTGGGGCCGTTAGAACTTTTGAGTCTAGAAAAACCTTTGACCATAGCGGGGTTGTAGAGTTCGGCAGGTTTGGCAACCTCGATAGGACTTTCCATCCATCAGAGGTCTCTCAGGGGTACTATGACCAAATGGGTCTCTACTTTGGTCCGTCTAATCAAGTACCAGGAGGCATACCATTTAGAAGAACTGATTTCTCAGAAATAGAGATTCCTCGGGACGCTGGATTGGCATTTATTATTACCCCTGAGCTACCCGCAAGTGACGAACAAATAGAGAACATTAAGGATTGGCTAGCTCTAGGCGATAGAAACCTAGTGTTGGTTGGCAATGATCCGATATGGGAAGACAACGGTATTTATTCTGACTCTAACGGTCATATAAATAAGATGTTAGAGAAACTGGGTTCTCGGATGAGAATTACGGCAGCTAAAACCAAGGAGATGTCCCTACAGGATTGCGTTTCTGAGGCTGACAAGATAGACAATAGGTATAATATTACCGAGTCATTCCATCCGGCAGGAAATGCTGGGTTTATGTCACTTACAGGTAATTTCTATGCCAAGGGCGTTGGCGATATTAGAATAAACATCGAACGAGACGGCCAAAAAGACTTCAAGGAATTCATGAATTGCCCAGAGGGCATGGATTGTGATGGTAATACATACATCATTAACGATAAGTGTGAGTTCCCACTGGAGAACAATGGAGACTTGCGGGCACAATGGAAGGACCAGTGTATATTATCTGATGAGATATCATGTACGGTCGTTAACTTCAAACAAAACTGGCCTCTTCATTTTAAGAACTCCACTCCGACCTGCGATGACCCTATTGAACAGGTAATTGTATCACCCTACTTTGAACCTGTTCCTGTTCTTACTACAGCAGAATACATTCCCCCTAAAGTTATAGAATACCCAGAAAGTGAGGCAACGATATCTACATGGACAACACTTTATGACACAGAGACTATAGACGAGGCTGTCCCATATGCTCAATGGCCGGATGCAACCGCATCTGATTTTGGGGGGGACGAGTATGTAGCAACAAGTGTCATGAGTGTCTTAGAGGATGCCAATTCTAACATCTCTGGGAAGTACAACTCCTTCAATCTCCACACCTTAATAGACCCTGATGCTAAAAATGGCAGAGATGGCATCTGTCAGGGGGTTGCCCAGCCTTACGATCCAACGACATTCAGTGAAGTAGAACTATACAGACCATCCATACTAGCACTTGCCGAGTCTGGGAAAAATGATGCTGGGGTGTTAAATACCTCCAAAGTCTACCTCATAGCTTCCCAGTGGCCAGAAGATGACGACAGTAGAGGGATATCTTCTCGGGCTGATAATAAGGATAAAAATACAGAGTTCTATCTTAACATGTTGACACATGACTGCACAGAAACCCCTATGGGCCGTCATGTAGGTGGGTTCGATGGGTTCACTCAGGAGTCACTTGAAGACGCCTATTACGTTAACATTCCGGTTGAGGAGGCAGAAAGAAGGCATACCCTTGCAGAAGCAATTAAGAATACGATTGGTACTAAGAATTTTGACGAGAACTTTAGTATAGATGAAAACAGGGCAATAAACCCCATGTTCAATTTCCTTTGGATTGCCAATCCAGAAGGCCTCCCGTCGGATAAACAGTACGGTAGGATAAAACAATGGATGGAACTAGGCAATAAACGACTGATTATTACCTACACTGCGGGTGTAACAAATAAAGCTCAGGATTATGCTGGTAATGTAGATAAGATATGTGAAAAGCTCAATATATCAAGTAGGCCGTTCTTCGTTCCCAACGACGCAGATGGTTATGCCGACGGAGAGTATTTTGTTACGCCAATAGGAACGCAAAACTTGCTCGCATGGCATAGTAATCAGTTCACCAATGCTGAGTCAAATACTGAGCCACTGCGTGGTTGTTCGGAAGGGT